AGCAGGGTTTTTAATAATTAATGGAGAAAATAGAAATGGCTAAAAAGATTACACCTAAAAAGCGTGTCAAAATTGCTTTTAAAAAATATAAAGAAGCCGTGTTTCATCCTTCTCATTACGGTGGTGAAGATAATCCATACGAAACCATTAAAGTTCTAAGAGCGCGTTTAACGCGAGAAGAATTTATTGGCGCTATGAAGTTTCATGTATGGAAGTATAACGATAGAGCTTTGCATAAAGGTAACGAGCTAGAAGATTATAAGAAAGCTCAATTCTATCAAAATTATTTGGTAGACTATTTAGAAAAGAAGTGATAAAATGCCAATTTATCCTTGGGACATTGCGCCTAAGTCTAGTGCATATATAACAACTTTAGTTGTTAAAGTCTTTGTTATTGATTTGATGGACGATAATAACGTAGTACATGAAATTGATCTAGACTTAGGTAATAAAGATCATAGAGCTTATCTAGGTAAGATTACAGCATGGGCGGTGCAGAATAAACATTCTGTAGAAACTATGAGTAGGAATGACGCATTAGGAGTAGAGTAAAATGGAAAGTAAATATGTAAAATACATAGATGTAGGAGACGCTTTAATTCATCCTGATATATTTGAAATTTATAACGCAAAAGATTACCCTTTGAACTTAGAAAGAATAGTGAAAGCTATTGATAAAGGAGGAGGGCAAACTGTAGATATAAGCGGAGTACTAGAAGCTCTAAATGAGACTGGCTATATTATTAAATTGAAATAGGAGAATAACGAATGAGACATGACTTTACAAATTCAACCTCTTTAAGATATGCTGAGTACGATAGCACAGATAAAGTTCTGACTATTTGCTTTTCAAGCGGAAAAGAATATAAATATGCCGATGTTCCAAAAGACGTTTATCAAGAGTTGATTGAAGCTCAATCCGCTGGTAAGTTTTTTCAACAGTATGTCAAACCTTATTACAAGGTGATCGAATGAAAATTTGCTCTAAGTGTGGGCAATCTAAAACAATAAAGTGCTATAGAGTTTATTCTAGTATATGTAAAGTATGTGAATATCAGATTAAAAGAGATAAAGGCGTAAAAACTAAAAATAAAAAATTGACAATAGAAATGATAGCTTTAAGACCTAAATTGAGTTATGGTAAGATAGCTAATATGTATGGAGTCGATCCTAGTAATTTATATAAAAGGCTTAAGAGGTATGAGCGAAAAAATAGCGCAATTAGTTCCAACTAAATCAGATAAAGAAATAGCTGAAGAATTAAGAAAAGAACTTGCAGAAGCAGCTAAACCTTATTTAGATGCTTGTACTAAAGCAAACTCGTTAGGATTTGTTGTAAATTCTCATTTTGGAATTGATCCTTTTGGTAGATGTGTTATTGTAAATTTAAACCTATTGAAGTATTATTGAATTGAAATGCGCTCTTGGTGAAATTGGTATACACGAAAGACTTAAAATCTTTTGCCTTATGGCGTGCCGGTTCAAGTCCGGCAGAGCGCACCAATTAAATAAGCTGCTATAGCTCAGTTGGTAGAGCAACTGATTTGTAATCAGTAGGTCGTAAGTTCAAATCTTACTAGTAGCACCAATTAAATAGGAAATTGAAAATGATTGCATTAGGCAGTAAGTCTTATCCTTATTTAGCTATAGCCCAGCACTATGGAATTGATTACGGTGAAGTGCTGAAATTTGTAGATTGGCTAGAAAATACTTCATCAAAATTAGAAGAATACGATATTCTAGGTTGGAGACTTATGACTTATACGGTATGGCATAACGAACAAGAAAGACGCAAGCAAGTTTTGGGGGTATAGCTTAATGGTAAAGCCGACCGCTCATAACGGTTTGATCTATGTTCAATTCATAGTACCCCTACCATTTAGCCGCATAGTGTAACGGTTAGCACATAACACTTTGACTGTTATAGTCCTAGTTCGAATCTAGGTGCGGTTGCCAGCGTCCTTAGCTCAACTGGATAGAGCAAGAGCTTTCTATTCTCTAGGTTGCAAGTTCAAGTCTTGCAGGACGCGCCACTTGACAAGTAAAATTTAAGATGATAGAAAAATACCAATTGACAATCTAGCCGGATGTACGTTAGATTGAAGGCTTAGCGCAGCACCTAAAGGGAAACCTTTATAGAAGCTAAAAGGGCTAGGATGCTAGTACCGGCCTTAATCCTAGGACTGCTACGGATTAAGGAGAATTACTTGCTGGTAAAGATTGAGGATTACTCATAACCTAGCTGTAGGGTATAGCCGGATAGCTACGCTATCAAAGATACAGCCAAGTAAGCCCGTTTCAATTAATTTTGGAGCGGGCTTTTTATTTTAAAAATTCGTGCTATATCTCGCTCATGCAAGCTTGGATAAACAATCCTGTATTTGTAGTGCAACCGGGTTGGGGTGATCCTCAATCAACGGCTAAGCCTATTTTTGCCGATACTGAAGCCAATAAAAAGCTCTATGGTATTGAGCTTGCAAAAGGCTTGACGCCTTACGAAGCGTCCAAAATTATTTTTCCAGATGGTCAAGGCGTCTGTGTGTGGGTAGCTCAGAACTGGATAGCGGACCCTATCGTTATTGCTGCAAAAGATCAGTATTTACAAGCAATTGAAGTAAAATCTAAAAATATTGACAAAGAAGAATATTTAGCTAAAGTGATGGAGTTTTATGACGCTACTTATGAAATAGGTGGCGTTAGACGTTTCGTTAACGAGGGTAAAGATAGACTTGCTGCACTAAAATTATATGGTGAAGCTAAAGGATACGTTAATAAGAACGTCATTGAGATAGATAATAGCACTACAAATAATACAAATAACTTTGTTGGTATTAAGCTTGTAAAGCCTGAGCCTAAACAAGCTGACGATACAAACAATCCAAATAACAAATCAGAAATATTAAATAACGAAACGTCATTACCTCAACTCAAGTTAGTTGGTGGGAGTGGTTTTCGTTAAATATTTTTGATTGGATACATTTGCAATAGTGCAAATGTTATATTTGGAGATAGCTATGAAACTTAAGAAGATTATTCTTGCTGCTACGTTATTAATTGGTGGTGCGGCTGCTGCATTGGCTGCTGGCGCATTCTCTAATTATCCGGGTGTTGGTGTTACTGCAAATACTAATTGCACTAGCTATGGTAACAATGGTGTTTGTAATCAATACCAACCGGCAGGGCCTACTTATCTTCAAGGCACTGAAACTTTCCCGGCTGATACCAATTATGTAAATCCTCAAGGCGCTACTATTCAGCCTTATACTATCACTATTCCAACTTCGTTGTTTGGTAGTGGTTATGGCTCATTAGCTGTTTCGTCTACTACTGGTACTACTGCTTTAGTTCAAGCTACTGACGGAACTGGTACGTTTGTTTATTCTGGTGCTGGTACTGCAACTTATACTTCTTTTAAGTTGCCTCCTAATCCGATGAACAATCAACAGTTTTGTTTAGTTAATGCTGGTAGCGGCGTTTTAACTCTTACTGCGGTCGCTGCTGGTACTAATAGCTTTAATAATACTCCTACTATTACAGGTGTCACTCCTACTAGTGTTCCTGTAGCTACTGCTGTTGGTACTGCTGGTACTGTTACGCTCGCTAGAAACTGTTGGGCTTATTTAGCTGGCGCTAATAACAATGGCGTTTGGTATCGCGTACAGTAATCCAACTCAATCATAGAAAGGATTACTGATATGGCTTTACCTAATTTACCTCTAGCTATCTTTACTAAGTCTAAGCAGCTTATATCAGGAGAATGGGCAAACGCTATTACTAATTTGCTCACTTCTTCTAAAACTGGTATTACAGCTACCGCTGGCGGTACTGCTGTTACATCAGTTCAACTAAATGATAGGTATAACGAAATTACCACAGTAGCTACGGCTAATGATGGAGTTGTATTACCTCCTGCTAAAGCTGGTTTGAGTATAGGTGTTTTAAATAGTGACGCTGCTGATAGCTTACGTGTTTTTGGTAACGGCACAGACACTATTAAGACTGGCGCAGGAGCAGCAGCGGCTTTTAGTGATTTAGCTGCTGTAACAGGTGCTTTGTTTGTTTGCTTCAAAGATGGTCTTTGGATCAGATTTACGTCTGCATAATCCTCCCAAACTAACCCGGCTCCAAAAGGGCCGGGTTTCTTTTTAAAGGTTTTTAACGATGAAGAAGTTTTTAATTTTATTAATCGCTTTAGTTTTCTACCCACATTTTGCTGAAGCTCAATCTCAGCGTAATCCTTGCTATAATACAGCAATATCAAGTAATCCTACTAATCAAAATTGCGTTCCTGTTGGGACTTTAACACCCTTACCAGTATCTCAGCAAAGCTCTTTTACTAGGATTACTACTAATACCAATACTGTAATTAAAGCTTCATCGGGTATATTTGCTGGTATTTCAGTAAATACTGCTGGAGTTACTTCTAGCGCCACTGTTTATAATAACACTACTTGTACTGGAACAGTTATAGGTGTTTTTAGTACATTAGCTCAGATTGTTTTACCAGTAGGAGCTAATGCTACTACTGGTATTTGTGTAACTACTGCTGGTGGTACTCCTGCTGATATTACAATTCTTTGGCAATGATGAAAAAATCAGGCATCTATAGAATTTTAAATAGGATTGATGGTAAGTTTTATATTGGAAGTGCTTTTGATTTTAATCGACGCTTTTCGCGTCACAAAAGACTTTTAAATAATAACTATCATACAAATTCTCATTTACAAAACGCTTGGAATTTTTCAGGTGAATGTAATTTCATTTTTGAAATTTTAGAAGAAGTTACAGATAAATCTATACTGTTAAATCGTGAACAATTTTGGTTAGACTGGACGCAATGTTATGATAGAGACATCGGATATAATATTTTAAAAATTGCTGATAATAGAACTGGAATTTTACATTCTAAAGAAACTAAAATTAAAATGTCTATGGCGCATAAAGGCAAAGTTAAATCAAAGGAATGGCAAGATAAGATAACTAAAGCTATTACTGGAAAAAAGCGTAATCTTTCAGTAGGAAAAGCTCATAGTGAAAGAATGAAGGGTTTTAAGCATTCGGATGAAACTAAAGAAAAAATGCGATTTTCTCAAACAGGTAGAAAACATTCTGAAGAAAGTAAAAGAAAGCGTTCTGAAAAATTAAAAGGAAAATTAATTAGGCCATTAGAATTGTCATTATGAGTGAAGAACAAGTAATAGAATTTCCTGAAAAACTAGGCTTTCTTTTATTTGAAAGTGCTAGATGGAAAGTAGCTTATGGAGGTAGAGGAGGAGCTAAAACTGAAAATGGAGCGCGTGCTCTAATAATGCTTGCTAGGACCAAACGTCTTAGAATTTTATGCGGTAGAGAAATACAAAATAGTATCAATGATAGTAGTAAATTTACATTAGAAGCTAACATTGAAGATTTGGGATGGGCTGACGAATTTGAAATATTAAAAACTGAAATAATTCATAAGAAAACTGGCAGTCGCTTCTTTTTTATGGGATTGCGTTACAATATTAATAAAGTAAAATCTTTGGGTAGAATTGATATTGTATGGATAGATGAAGCTGACAAATTATCTAGAACAGTCTTAGATAAACTTTCACCGACTATTCGTGGAAGATCGGATTTTGAAGAAGATCGCGGGGGGCCTTTTGGAAATGGGCCTGAGCTTTGGCTTTTTTATAATCCTGATTTAGATACGGATGAAGTATATGTAAGAACTGTTCTTAAAAAAGAACATTATATGCCTGATTATGTGTATGTAGATGATAAAGGGGAACCTATTTCTAACAAAGATGGCAGTTTAATTACTGAAAGTGATAATCCTTTATATACAAGAGTTAGATATGCGATAGTTGTAAAAGTAAACTATTGGGATAATAAATGGTTTCCTCCTGATTTGAGAATGGAAATGAATGTTCTTAGATCAGCTAATGAAAATCGCTATTTAGAAGTTTGGGAAGGGCAAACTAAGGTAGTTTTAGAAGGTGCTATATATGCTGATGAATTGCGTGAAGTGTTAAGCAGTAATCGGCGCGGCCATGTTCCTTATGATCCTAGCCGCCCTGTTTATACCTTTTGGGACTTGGGGCATAACGATAAGACAGCTATTTGGTTTATTCAAAGAGTTGGGATGGAATTTAATATAATACGATATTACGAAGATCGTTTGAAGAAGATGCCTTTCTATATTCAGTATCTTCAATCTTTAAATTATACTTATGGTACTCATTATTTACCTCATGATGGCTCTGCTGAAACACTTTCAAATGTTACCCCTGAGAAGCAGCTAAAAGCTACAGGGGTAAAAGTTATAGTTGTAGAACGTCCATCGCGTAAGAGTGTGGGTATCAATGCGGCGAGAAGCGTTTTTCCTTTATGTAATTTCGATGAGCTTAATACTGCTGATGGCTGGCAATGTTTATCACGCTATGCCTACAAAGTAGATGAGGATACTGGTACATTTAGTAAAGAGCCCGACCATAATACGCCTTGGTCGCATGGTGCTGACGGCTGGCAAACTTTCGCCTTGTCTTTAAAAACTGAAACAGATAGTAAGAAACCTAAACGTAGTGCTGAGAGAAAAATTTTAAATTTACCCACAAATAACGGTTGGATGCGGTAATTCAAAATGTCGGATAGAAATTCAATTAGTAAAGATGAAGCTATAGTTTTAGAAGCTCAAAAGCGTTTTCATGCTTGTGTAGAGTGGGAAGCACAAGCTAGAACAAATTTTGAATATGATTATAAATTTGCTAATGCTGATAGCATTAACATGTACCAATGGGATAGTTGGGTAGTTGGCGATAGAATTGCTAACGATAGACCTTGCTTAACTATCAATAAAACTAAACAGCATAATCTTCAAATTGTTAATGACGGTAAGCAGAATAAGCCGGGTGTAAATATTAGACCTGTAGGCGATACTGCTTCTTTTGAAGCTGCTCAGATATTTCAAGAAATAGTCAGACATATTGAGTATATTTCAAATGCAGAAACTATTTACGATAGTGCCTCAGAATTTCAAGTTGATGCTGGTATAGGCTATTGGAGAGTTGTTACTGATTATATTGATGATAGAAGTTTTGACCAAGAAATATATATTAAACGTGTTAAAGACCCTCGCGCGGTCTATTTAGACCCTGATATAAATGAAGTAGACGGCTCTGACGCGAATTTTGGTTTTGTTTTTACAGATGAAGCTAAAGATTTATTTAATGCCAAAAACCCAAAATTTAAAGATATGGTAGGTGGTAGTACGGCTTTATTTGGTCAAGGCTCTGATGGTCAAGGCTGGTACACAAACACTCATGTTAGAGTTTGCGAATATTTCCGTAAAACTAACAAAGATGATAAATTTGTTTATTTTATTCTTCCTGAAACAGGTGAAGAAATTGAAGGATTTTGGAGCGAAATCGGGAAAGATGGACAAGAAATATTTAATGAAATTAAATGGAGAGAAAGCAATCTACCTCTAAGTGAACGTACCTATCGTGAGCGCCCTGTAGTTCGTGGCGAAATTGAATGGTATAAGATAGCTGGTAATACGATCATTGATCGTAAGCCTTGGCTTGGTAAGTACATTCCTATTGTCCGTATTGTTGGGCGCGAGACTATTATTGATGGCGTTATGGATCGTATCGGGCATACTCGCGCGTTACTTGATCCACAAAGAATTTATAATGTTAATTCATCAGCTAATGTTGAATTTGGCGCATTGCAGACTAAAACTCCTATAGTTGTTTCTGCTGATGCTGTTGAAGGTCATGAAGAATATTACAGAACAGCTAATACAGTAAATCACGCATGGCTACCATTCAATGAATATGATGAAGATGGAAATAAACTAAGCCAGCCTAAGAGAATGGAGGCTCCTGTTTCTTCTCCTGCGTATGTGCAACAAATGCAGATTGCGCAAAACGAAATGATGATGGTTAGCGGCCAATATCAATCTCAAATGGGAGAGAATGAAAACGCTAAATCAGGTGTCGCTATTAATGCCCGTCAACGTCAAGGCGATAGAGCTACCTATCATTTTATTGACGGGCAAGCTATCGGTATACGCTATACAGGTAAGATACTCATAGACTTAATACCAAAAATCTATGATAAAAAGCGTATTATGCGTATAGAAGCAAAAGACGGCTCTATAATCAATTTAACTATTGATCCTAACGCTGCTGAAGCCTTTAAAAAGATTTTACCAGAAGGCGAACCTTCTGTAACTAATGAACAGATTGTTGATGTTATATTTAATCCTAATGTCGGTATATATGCTGTTCAATCTGACACAGGGCCTTCGTTTGCTACTCGCCGTCAAGAAGCGTTTAATGCATTAACTCAGATAGCTGCTTCTAATAAAGATTTTATGAATGTTGCTGGCGACGTTCTATGGAAAGTCGCTGATTTCCCTGAAGCTCAAATATTAGCACAGCGTTGGAGAAGAATTATTCCGCCTAATGTTTTAGGCGAAGCTCCAAATCCACAAATGACTGAAGCGATGAAACAAGCTGCTGATACGATTGAGCATCAGCTTGGTGTCATTGCTAAGATGACACAAGAGGCTGCTGATAAGACTAGAGAGCTTGATATTAAAGAGCGTGAAGTAAACTTAAGAGAAAATATAGCTTCTGATAAGGCGGTAATAGATGCTATAAGAGAAATCAGAGAGGACTATAAAGCTATAAGTGATAGAATTACAGCTTTAGGTAACTCTGGGCCTGCTCTATCTGTTGAGCAAATTCAGCCTCTTATCAAAGATGCTATTATTGAAGCATTACAGAATGGTCAAAAATTCGGAGCTAATGAAAACGATTTACCCGGTATAAATGATGGTGGTACGCCGATTATAGCTCCAGAAGAAGGAAAAGAAAATACTGAGGAACCTCCTATAGAAGGTGCTAAAAAAGCTAAAGATGGAAATTGGTATGTTGATGATCCAGATAGACCCGGTAAGTATCTGATGGTGCATTGATGGCTGAATTTAAACTTTCAAATGTAGTAGAAAATTTAATAGGCTCTAACGGGAAAGAACGTTATCAGCTTTGGCCTGAAAGAATTTTGAGAAGTGCTGTAGAGCTACCGCATGACGTTATGACTGGTCAAACGCCTATTGTCGATCCTGCTACAGGACGTACGAGTGAGAAGGTTATAGAAAGAGCGCAAGACATGACTGCTATGATGGGCGGATCAACCATACCGTCAATTGCAGCTAAAGGTGTGGCTAAAGATGCCTTAGGTATCGTCCCTGTCGCTAGAGCGAAAGAGTTAAAATTTGAAACTGGAAAACCTAATGAGATTTTAAAATCTGCTGTAGAAAACACTCCCGGCGCGTCTATAGATGCAGACGGTCATTTAGTGGTAGCTATCACTCGCAATCAACGTCCTGAGCAAGAACTATCACCTAGCGTGAGAGGAGGAGTTTTTTACTTACCTAAAGGTGACGCTAACGCTAAGTTTTATAGCGGCACTAATGAGAACTTTGCTTATGGCGGTACTCAAAAAATTCAAGGCGAGACTGCATTTAAAAATCCTTTAGTGGTTAAAGGCGCTACAGGAGGTAAAGCACCAGAAGCAGCTTATTCCCAACTGATGGGTAAGGATAAATTTAAAGAACTCAATGACGACGTATCTAGATCATTAGGAGCTTATTACTTATCTAAATCAGATAAAAAAGAATTGGTAAGACAATTTTTGCAAAAACATGCTCCTGAAATGGAGGATTACGCTTATCATATTTTAGAAAATAGCTCTAAAGGAAATCAATTGAGATACGCATTACAGGAAGCTGCTATAGCTTCTGCTGCTAGAAAAGCAGGGCATGACGGTATTGTAGGATATTCTGAATTACGAGGAGCTAATAAAGGTAAGCAAAAAATATCTGAAGTTTATGATGTGAGAGAGGATAGCTATCCCAGTCCTCATGGTGATTATAGCATACATCAAGATTTGTTAGCATCAGGAGTGCCAGTTAATCATGACCCTTTTAAAACAACTCCAGTTGATTACAGTCCAGACTTCTTATAAACAGGTGACTTGTGGGTAGATTAGAAAAGAAAATTTTAAAAGTTCAAAATCAAGTTGTAGCTCCTCATTCTTTATTGATTGAGAAAACAGCTTTAGAGTTAGCTGCTACTTATTACGAGGTTGGCCGCTCTCAAGGATTGACTT